TGGGCAAATGTTCTGTTAAAGCAGCAATCGGGATCTCATGCTCCTCCAGAAGCTTTCGGAGATGTTTGGAAGTATGCGCCAGAGATAGAAGCGTACATAGACATAAAGATGGGTTTGAATCATTTAATAGGTAAAAGAGATCATCCGATAACTTTAGAGCCAGTGGGAAGAGCATATATGGGTTCGGCTGGAGGTTTGGACATTGGACCGAAAGTGTCGGTACCCTTGCCTCAGGGGTCGCTAAAAATAAGTCCTTCGGACAAGAAGTTTACAAAGGTAATATCCGATATTGATCGTCTAGGGGAGCATTTAGCAGGTGGGGAAGAACCCGCGGTATTTTACAATTGCGCTCCGAAGCACGCGCTAGATTACCATAGTCGAGTAGTTTGGGAACGACAGAACGAGCAAGATTTGGAATTGATGGAGAAAAAGTTGTCAAAGTGTAGAGTTTTTGTAGTCCCAAATAGTGTTCTCACAGTTGCAGAGAGGTCTATATTTACTCCGATATTTCAGATAGAGCAGCAGCCACCTGTGATGATTGGTTTCAAATGGGGTCATGGAGGTGCAGATAGACTAGCTCGTCTATTAGGCGTAACAGATGCTAATGAGAGTAAAAAGTTATGGGCAGACGGGGATATATCGGGCTTTGACCACGGCGTTTTCAAGATGTTGATCGATTGGTATTTTAAGCGTTCATCTCGGTATGATAAGCCAGGTACGCCCATGTCTGATATGAGAAAAAAGATTATGGAGTTTGTGCGAAAGAATGTCACTACTCGATACACACATTTCGTCTATGGATTGTGGTTTATAGTGTTAGGAGGAGTGCCGTCAGGAATTTTTAACACGAGTCATATGGATTCCATAATTAACATCTTCTATTTAATATCTTTTTTCGTCCACACTATTAAGCATGCTTCTCCTTCTCATGTTCGTATATTGGAAGAGGCCATGATAGATGCACTTTTGCTGGTGGTGTATGGAGACGATTTTGTCTATTATGTCGGAGAAAACGAGATTGTCTTAACTTATTTCCATGTTGATAGATACGCGGCGTTTTTGAGAAGGAGTTATAATATAATTCTTCGAGACTATGGTATGCGGCCGTTTTTGTCTTCAATGGATCAAGGGGAT